ACATTAAATATTATACTTAGGAATGCTAGACAGATAGAAACAATTTATGGATTACAGCATAGTATGGATTATATAAATAAAAAGTTTGCAATCATTGATAGATATGGTTATAATCCAGTAGGCATTACTAATAGTAGTGTAGCTAGTGATAATGAAAGACTAATTGAACAGATAAGATTATCACGATACGATTATAAAATTTAAGGAGTAAAAATGTCAAAGGCACTAGAATATAATTTAGCAGAATCAAGAAGGAATGGTTGGAACGCCAGCATCCTCAACGAAGACAAGATTGACGAACAATTTTGTGAAGTCGTCAAAGCATTTCAAAGACAACACGGATTAACTGTTGACGGAATGTTGGGACCAGCAACCTTCCGTAGAATAGTAACAGAAAGAGAATCAAAGATTTCCGCTCAACCAACTTCAATAACAGGAGCAGTCGATTACATTATTTGTAATGGAAAACAAGTTCCAGTAAAAGGTGGTGTCAAAGTTCTTACTTGGCAAGAAAAAGGCGGACTTACAATTAAAGGTGGATACTCAACCGCCAGCGGAAGAAACATTAAACATTTCGTAACCCATTGGGATGCTGCTTTAACAGCAAAATCTTGTAGAGACATTCTACAACAACGCGGTCTATCAGTCCATTTCTTAATCGACAACGACGGAACCATTTATCAGTTGTTAGACACCGCCCACAAAGCATACCACGCTGGCGATGCAAATAGTTCCAGCATCGGCGTCGAAGTGTCAAACGCTTATTACACAAAGTATAACTCTTGGTATGAAAAGAATGGTTTTGGCAAGAGAAGAATTCTTCCCGGTATGAAAACAGGCGCAGGAACAATTGACGAACACCTCGACTTCTACGACCCCCAATACGACGCGCTCTCTGCCCTCTGGGAAGCAGTTCACCGCGCTCACGGCATTCCTTTGGTCGTTCCAGATAGAATGGACAGGACCATTGATTGGGACGATTTTAGAGGGTTCATAAATCACTTCCATATTACCTCAAAGAAGATTGATTGCTACGGCGTTGATCACGACAGAATCTTAAATCGTGCCATCCAGTTGTCGAACCAGTGACAAATTTTTGACTTGACGGCCCTGCGGTGCAATGCTATATTGATTGTACGAGGGCCGGATGATCTTCCAGACGTTTGATTCCAAGAACGAATGCGCTGCTGTATTTGCTGATAACAGACTGTCGGGAATTGACAATATAGATTTCTCTAGCTTCAACCGTACTTGGGGTTGGGCACCCTATTTGCCTTCGGGTATTGACTTCGCCAAGATCTATGTTGGTGGCAAAGAGCTTGATGAAGTTTGTCCTGAAGAATACAAAGAAGAGTACGATAAAGCTAGTTCGAAGTTGAAGGCTCTATACCGTTCATTCCTGTTGGCAAAGATCAACATGAATGAGAATTGCTTCTATGACTTGGTTAGCAAGGGTTTCTTAGAAGACTATGCAAAGGTAAAGAACAAGATTTGCGATTGGGTTTTCAACAATGTTGAGAAACCTAGTAATCACGATTACCTTGTTAGACTACAAGAAGTTCTTCATGACATTTCGAATCGTAGGCTGATAATCGACACAGCAGCTATGCAACAAGAAAAGCACAGGAAGAAGGTCAGAGACTTTGCTGAAAAGCTGAGAGAATACCCGCGAAAGATTGTGTATAACTCTTTCTCGTCTAAGACCGGTCGTTTATCTACAACCAAGGATTCATTTCCTATTCTTCGGTTTGACAAAGACCTTCGACGGTTTATCAAGCCAACAAATGACATGTTCTTGGAAATCGATTATAATGCCGCTGATCTGCGATCTTTGTTCTTGATCCAAGGAAAAGACCAGCCAAACATCGACATTCACGATTGGAACATCCAAAATGTGTTTGGTAAGGATACAGATAGAGACTTGGCAAAGAAGATGATCTTTGGTTGGTTGTACGATCTAGACAAGAGAGATAATCGACTAGAGAAAGTTTATGGTCGTGATTACTTACTAAGGGAGTGTTGGGATGGTGAAGCAGTTGAAAATCCTTTTGGCAGGAGGATCCAGTGCGATAAGGAACATGCCATTTCTTATTTGGTCCAAAGCACAACGGCAGATTACGTTGGTAGAAAACTTATTGAGATTTTTGATCTCTTGAAAGGTAAGAAGTCTTATCTTGCTTTCTCAATTCACGATTCGATCATAATCGACTTTGATTGGTCTGAACGGAATTTGATTTTGCCAATCCTGAAGCTTGTTCGCAAAGAAGGGTTTGTTGCAACATTGAAAGCGGGAAACGATTTTGAAAATCTAAAGGTTATTGAACTATGAACGTAATAGGTCTAGGCGGCGTAGGCTCTAGGATTGCTGCTCAGTTTGAACGGCATCCACAATACAATGTTATTTGTGTTGACCACGAACAGCAAGTAGAAAGAACTATTCGTATCAAGAAGCATACTGATCCCGAAGCGTATGAAGCAACTAACATAGACTTGACAATGTTGAATGGCACATTGACCAGCGATGATGTTATAATGATAACGAGTGGTGGTTCTCTTGCCTCTGCTCTGTCTCTCCGAATCTTGGAAAGTATCAAGGATCGAACAATCACCGTTATCTGCATTCAAGCAGATCCGCTATCGCTGAATCCGAAGAAAGCCTTGAATCAAAAGGTTGTTTTCAATGTACTTCAACAATTTGCGAGATCAGGAATGTTCGGTCGAATCTATTTAGTAAGTAACCAAAGTGTTGAAGAAATAGCTGGTGAATTGCCCGTTATTGGTTATTGGGACCAAATCAATGCTTTGATTGCTGATACTTTTCACATGCTGAATGTTTATCGGAATAATCGCCCTGTAATGGGTTCTTTCGAAGATCCGTCTGAAACAAATCGTATCTCCACTGTTGGCGTTAAGGATTTGCAAACAGGTCAGAAAAAGATGTTCTACAGCATTGACAGCGTAAGAGAAGAGTGTTATATTTATGCTATCAACGAGTCACGATTATCGAAATCGAACGACCTGTTGAAGCGTGCTAAAGAAGAAGTAAGAACTAGCACAACGGAAACCAAATCCGTTTCATTCTGTTTCTATCCAACAAAATACGATAGAGATTTAGTGTATGTCTTGGAACATACTTCATTCGTACAAGAGCAGCGGTAAGGATAAATCTTCTTACTGACTTTAGAGTAAATCTCACAACTAACAAAAAGGAAAAACTAAAATGGCTATTGATATCAACAAGATGAAGGCTAAGCTTTCTGCAACTGAGAACAAGGGCGACACTTCTAGCAAGGTATCTACCTTTTGGAAGCCCGTAGAGGGCGAACAGGACATTCGCATTGTGTGCCCATCGGATGGTGATCCATTCCGTGATTTCCACTTCCACTACCTTGAAGTTGGTGGCAAGCGTAAGACCGTCCTATGTCTAAAGAAGAACTTTGGCGAGCAATGCCCAATCTGTGAGTTCGCATCACAAACTTGGCGCGATGGTGTCGCAAACAACGATGATGAGGATAAGAAGGTCGCCAAGTCACTATTCGTGAAGGAACGTTACTTCTCACCTGTTTTGGTTCGTGGTGAGGAAGATAAGGGTATCCGTGTTTGGGGTTATGGTGGAACCGTTTACAAGAAGCTTCTAAGCCTTGTTCTGAACCCTGACTATGGTGACATTACTGATACTGAGGAAGGAACTGATTTGACAATCTCCTACTCCACAAAGACCGGTCGCATGTTCGCAGAAACTGACGTTGCACCTCGTCGTAAGACTTCGGCACTTTGTTCAAAGGCAGTCGGCGGCGCGGCACGTTGTGCTGAGTTGCTTGATAATATGCCAGCGTTTGATACTCTCTTTGAGCGTTTGACCGCACAGCAAGTCACCAATCTTCTTGATGAATTCCTAAGCGATCAAAACGGCGCAGGACCAGAGATCCAAAAGTACAATGCTGACACAAGCTCGGAAGACGATCTTTTGACTTCTGTTTTCCGCGAAATTAATGCCGGTAGTAAGTGATAAAAACTACTTATACTCGACCGGAGTGCTTCGGCACTCCGGTTTCGGAGTATGGGTATGAAAGAAGAAGAAGAGCGTTTGTTTCAGTTTAATCGCGAATACACTGTAATGATAATTTTTGCAATGATTCTAGCTTGGTCTGCACTTCCATTCTTTCTTGTTATCAACAGCAAGCAAGAACCAGACGTTGTACAAGTATCAGAAGCTGTAAATAAAGTCTACGTTGTTAGCAAAAATCACTCTAAAGCACACGCATTTACAACAAACTAAATGGAGTTTTCATGGCCCGTAAAACAGAAGTGAAGCCGGGCAAACTATCCATTGCAGAGATGAGAAATCTTGTCAATAAGAAATACGGACAAGAGATTGCTCACGATCTATCCAAAGAAAATCCTACAGAGGTAACCGATTGGGTACCTACAGGAGCGCGCTGGCTAGATTCAATTATCTGTCGTGGAAAGCTTGCTGGTATTCCCGTTGGAAAGATTACAGAGATTGCCGGTCTAGAAGGTACTGGTAAATCCTACATGGCTGCTCAAATTGCAGCCAATGCTATGGCCAAAGGAATGGACGTAGTTTATTTTGATTCAGAATCAGCAGTTGATCCAGAGTTTTTGGAAGCTACTGGTTGTGATCTGAACAAGCTGCTATACGTTCAGGCAACAACAACAGAACTAGTATTGGAAACAATTGAAGAACTTCTATCTGCTAACAATGGATCAATGTTCTTTATTTGGGATTCGCTTGCTAACACACCAGCAGCAGCAGACGTTGAAGGTTCATTCGATCCTATGTCGTCTATGGCTATGAAGCCTAGAATTCTTTCTAGGGCATTCTCAAAGCTAACAATTCCTATTGCTAATACTAAGTCTACCCTTCTAAT